CCACTGTTTCCCAGTCTGCCGTTACCTCGCGTTCGGCTCTGTCGGCTTACACTTCGGCCACCGCTGCCGGTAACACCATCTCGTCGGTGGACATTCGTACTGCTCGCGCTCGTCTGCGCTCGCAGAACGTTCCTACCTTCGGTGGTATGTACGTTGGTTACGTTCACCCCGACATTGTTGCAGACATTCAGGGCGAGTCCATCTCCGGCTCGAACACTCAGGGCTGGCGTGCGCCTCACGTCTACGCCCAGCCAGGTGAAATCTGGACGGGTGAACTGGGTGCCTTCGAAGGTGTCCGTTGGATTGAAACGCCTCGCGCTCCAATCTTCGCTGGTGCTGGTGCCTCGGCTACGGCTGGTACCTACACCGTGACCACGGCCATCGCTTCGGGTGCTTCCGGCGCAACTGGTCAGGGTACCTACACGGGTAACGCTCCCCAGGTCGGCGCTACGCTGGTTTCGGGTTCGGGTGCTGGTTCGGGTACTGTTGCTGGTACCATCACCGTGACCGGCATCACTACCATCTTGGTTAGCGGTACGCCTACGCCTGCCTTCAACTTTGTGTCTGGTTCGGCTTCGGCTTCGGTCACTGCCGGTACGGTAACGCTGTCCACCACGACCACTGGTGCGAACGTCTACGGTACGCTCATCTTGGGCCGTCAGGCTCTTGCCAAGGCGTACTCGATGGTCGACGGAAATGGTGCCTTCCCGCACGTTGTTCCCGGTCCCATCACTGACCGCCTGCGCCGTTACGTCCCGCTGGGTTGGTACTGGCTGGGTGCTTACAGCATCTTCCGTCAGGCTTCCATCATGCGCATCGAGTCAACCTCGACCTTGGGTGGCGACATCAACAGCGCCTACTACAACCCAGGTGTCAACCTCGGTGAGTCGGGTACGACCGACGCTAACGAAGCTTAGTCTCAGAAATAGGGGACGAGTATGCCATGGCCTTTCAGTTGCGCTAACTGCGCTTCAAGGAACATTCAAGCAGCAGCAGACGAAGTATTCTGCCTCGACTGCGGGATGCTCACTGACCTTGATGGTGTACTCGTCCCCGCTTCCGAGCAGTTCAGTTCAGAAGAACTGCCGGTATCTGACGACAACAACCAACCAAGCGTTTAGGAGTAACGATGACTGTACCCACGGGCCTCGGCCTAACTCGCGGCATTGACGCCGCCGATCCAATTCCCGGTCGTTCGTTTGACCGCGTTGCTGCTGCAAACCGCAACAATGCTTCAGCCGTCAAGGGCGAAGTTTCCGACCCCTGCTACTGCGGTAACTGTAGCTTGGTAGATGCGAGGTGGATGTAATGCAGTCCCGTGCATCTTTCAAGACGGTCGGTGACGAGTTCCTTCGTTCAACCGCTGCTAACACTGTAGACACTGGTTCCATCCCGCCAAACATCACTTCCACCACCACGTCTGGCCCAGCCAACCGTGGCATTGAAGGGAACACTGGCCGAGATGGTTTCATGGCTCCAATGATCACTGGCATCACCACTATTGACTACGCGGCTGCGACCATTCAGCCAGAGGTCATTCCCTTCAAGGTCCGAGAGGATATCTAATGCCTAGCCGTTTTGATGCCGCATACAGCGTTGATGCAAAGCGCGAAGGCTTTGTTGTGGATATGCGCCCGACCACTCTGCTTGAGCAGAGCCAGATGGGTGTTGACCGCGTGAACAAGCCAGTCGGTGACGCCACCGCGCCACGCCCTGAAATCCAGACCACGGGTGGCAACAACCTTATTGACACCTTGGCTGCGATTCAACTCGGAGCAATCGGTCGGAAGTAAGCCGGGGTTATGACTACTCCGGTTCTCTTTACGCCGCCAATAGCATACGATAACCCACCCATTCTGCCCTACGCAGGTGGGCTGGGTAATCGTTTGTTTAGGTACTTCCCGAACCGTAAGCGTTACATTGCGGTGTTTGCCTTGAGCGACGGTACGTTTGTGCAGGACACGCCAAACGGATTTGACCTCAGTGGCAACATCGTCAATGTGACCAACACGAACATTCCGTACCCATACGACCCGTACAATCCTTCGGCGCCGTACTCAACGTCTTACTACGTTGACTATTCAACGATTCCCCATGAGCAGGTGAAAACCGCCGTATCTCAGAACCCTTGGATTGTTAAAGTGTATTTGGGACCCACCCCGATCTCAGCGACGGAACCGATTACCACAAATCTCGGAACCGTCGAGGCGACTGCGTTGATAAACGCTGGATACTCAGGATGCATAACGTACAAATGACCGCTATCCCTCACAACCAAGGACTTTGTATTCCTAACTGCTTCGGGTGCAAGGTGGCTTCTGTCGCCTTTGCTGGCTCTGCTATGCCTACCCGTAGCGAGGCTGGCACCGTTGAGCGTGAGACACGCAAGATGCACAGCGATGTGGCCGCATACCGACGACTGCGTAAGAACGGACTTCAGCCCAAGTCCGTCAAGGGCGCAGCGTTGTTAGAAAAGACTTCCGACTCCAAGTGGGAGATTGAGACTGGGCAACGCATTGGTGACTTGAAGATTACCAAGCGACTTGAAGAAACACAGGCAGCTATCAACAAAGGTGAGGCAGTAATCTAATGACTACGGGGTTGCTTTCAGGCGTAGTATTCGGGCCATCGGGCGCACTCAACGGCGCACAGGTCTACGCTTACAGCACCTCGTTGTTTGCTACCGAGCCGTCTGCGGGCACGTCAGCCCCCTCTGGCGGCGTTCAGGGTGTAACGGTATTTGGCCCCGTTACCACGGGTACAAACTTCGGCGGTCCTGGTCAATGGGAATTGAGTGTTACAGCGGGCGTTGGTTACTACATCGGCGTTGCTTACCCGCCCAATGCTACGGGTGCAATGGAGTATTGGACTTACGATGGTTCGTTGCTAAGCCTAGGTAACATTGTATTAGAAAATTACAATGTCAAATCATACGGCGCTGTGTGCAATGTCATTACTGATTACGGCCCAGGCAACTCGACAAACATCGGCGGCGACGGCAATACCGCCACGAACAACTATGGCTTCTATTCCAACGCAGGAGTTTTCAAGTCAACAGACGTAGGCAAGAAAATTATTATTGGTGGGGTCGGCACGGGTGGCGTTAACTTTGTGACAACGATTGCCGGTTACACCGATGCTCAAAACATCCTTGTTGCCGACGCTATCCCGTTGGGTAAAAGCGATGTTGACTTCGCATACGGCACGGATGACACCGCAGCCATCCAAGCGGCAATTAACGACGCCAACTCAAACGGTGGTGGGGTTGTATACATTCCTGGCATTTCATTTGTTTCAAGCCCTCTCACTCTTTTCTCTAACGTAACCCTTCAGGGAAATGGCGTCGGCTCAAGCGGTCTGTACCGGCTGACGGCATCGACGGGCGACGTTATTGTTGGTCAGAACTTTTCTTCCCTTACCGGCACTAATTCAACTGCCGGTATCAGCCGCTTCGCCATTAAAGACTTGTTCATTGACGGCGGCAGCCAGTCATATCAAACAGGCATGGTGGGAACTGGCTACGGTATCCGCGTTTATGGATACGATTTTATTATTGAAAACGTTGACGTTCGCTCTTTTGGCAACGCTGGCATTTACTCCGAGTGGTCCTCAGATTCCACGGCATATCAGCCGGACTCGATGGAATCCCGTTTGGTTAATGTAAAAACCCACAATTGTCAAAACGGAATTCAATGGCTTGGGCCACACGACAGCGAATTTGACAACATCCTGTCGTACCTTAATTCCAATTATGGCATCTATGTTTCTGGCCAAAACATTTCTGGCGACCCCGGCTACGGTGGCGGTCTGCAAATTACGCAAGCTCATTGTTATGGAAATGGCGTTGGGTCGTATTATGTTGACGCAACTGCAACCTTTATTAACTGCATCTGCGACTCTGATCCTGACGGTTTTGTGTTCACAAAATACGGTGGCGCTTCGGAAATTATTGGTGGCGCTGCATACGACACGTACAAGACTCCAGTTGCAACGGCAAACTCTGTCACTTCGACTACTCTCATTTATTCAACCGCATCATGGACGACAAACCAATGGGTAGGTCTAAGTGTTTTGGTGGGTACTCAGGCTGCTGGGTTTACGGCGGGTGTTATCACGGCGAACACCGCTACTACTCTTACGGTTAGTGGTTGGACAAACGCCCTCCCAAGTTCAAACGTTTTCCAGATTCTGGGTTCTGCCATTGTTCTTGGAACCAATGGCGGCGTGGCGATTATTAACGTCAAGGGCTTGTCGGTGACTACCGTTGGTTCCACAATCCGCGTTGTAAATGACGGTGGACAAAACTACTTTGAAACGTTTTCGTACAACGATGTTACTTCTTCTTTGTACGGTGGCATCACGGGCGGTTCGACTGCTTCAACTAGCGTTTACAAAATTACGCAAACCAATGTGCCTCCGACTATCCTGCGGTCAGACAGCACAAACTTTAATCTGAATTGCAATCAAGTAGTTTGTTGGACTGGTACCACAAACGGCATCACCGCTACATTGCCTCTTTCCCCCAGCAATGGAAGTAGTGTCACCGTTGTAAACGAAGGTTTGTATAACCTTTCAATTGCCCCCAATACAGGACAAACTATCTATCTGCCTGGCACCGGTACTGTGGCGACACAGGGCGGCTCCCCCTCTTATTATTCTTTGGCTCCTGGATATTTGTATTCATTTTCCTTGATTGGTAGTCAATGGTTTATTGTTTCATCCAATGGGCTAAATGTTCCATTGACCTCAACACTAAACGGTACTTCCGCCGCGTTTACGGGCCACGTTGATTCAACGGGTGGCTATTACGCCAACGGGTCAAACACGCTTACATTGGGTAAATCGTCTGGCTCAGGCAATTATGTAAAATGGACCGACAACCTTGCCGCTGGCGTTGGAGAACTTGACGTTGTTACAGGTGCGCTTGGCGTCAACGTGGCTGGCTATGGTTTGACTGCATCTCGTTTCATTGGTTCAACAACCTCTGGCGCACCGTCCGGTTCTTTCCCAGCTCTTGTTGGTGACTTTGTTGTTGACCAGTACGGCAAAATGTGGGTCTGCACGGCAAGCGGTACGCCTGGAACCTGGCAATCAGTCGGCAACGGCACGGTCGGCACAACGGGCAACATCACGGCGGCAGGCTCGACGCAATACAGCTCGACGGCGCTGACGTACAACTACAACATCGTCTCGGGCGCAACCGCTACCACCAACGGCGGCGCAGGCACGGCGGTAATCCTGCCCTTCATCTCTTCCGCCGGTCAAGCGGTATGGGTGCACAACACCGACGGCACTCACTGGCTCAAAATCTACCCCAGCACCGGCCAGAGCATCGACGGCGCAGGCGCAAATAACCCCGTATGGATTGCCCCTGGTGCCTACTGGCTCGGCATCGTCGAGACCACCGGCGCATCGGGTAAATGGGCGTCGGCAGTCCCCTCGCTCAACGCCGACAGCAGTGGCAACATCGTCGTCACCTACTCGAACGGTCAGATCACCCTCGCCCTGTCCTCGACCCCTAGCCTGGGCACCCCTTCGAGCGTCACCCTTACGCACGGCACCGGCCTGCCACTAAGTACTGGCGTCACCGGAACCCTGCCAGTGGCTAACGGCGGTACCGGCGCGACAACATCCACTGGCTCCGGCTCGGTAGTTCTTTCAACATCGCCCAGCCTGACAACGCCAACTCTCGGTGTGGCCACGGCTACCAGCGTCACGGCAAACGTCATCGCCCCCAGCGTTGGCTCGGTAAATGTTTCTTCGCAGGCGGCCACTGTCACACCATCGTCGTACACTTCAACCAAAGTGACGAACAACGCCGCTTTGTCTGTAACGATTACCATGTCGACCACAAATGCTGTTGATGGCATGCAATCAATCGTTCGCTTCTACGACTACTCCGCCTCTTCCGTTACATTGTCTTTCAACAATACAGAAAACTCGACTGTTTCCGTGCCGACTTCATCCAACGGTTCGACGAC